GTAAAAAAGAACAACGAAAAGTCCTCACCAACAGCATCGTGCTGTTGATAAGCAGTGTTAAGTTGTTCTGGATTAGGCACAAAATCTGGTGAATTAACATCAAGTGTTGTAACACGGTGTGAATTACAGTCCAAATCTTGAGCTGAAATAGTCCTAGCCGGAGAAAATCTCTTAGGCAAATAATAAGGAAATTCAACTTCAACGGTATTGTTAATACCTATATTGGTAGCTGTGGAGCCATTACCACTAGATGTAATTAATTTAGCAGTTAAAAACTTCTGAATTAAAACTCTACCGGCTCCTAAAAGTGCTTCCGATGTATTGAAAGCACCATTCCCAGTGCCTATAAAATCCAATCGTGTCACAATGGGTGATTGTGCAGTGTCCGAGCCGTGAAAATAATACTTTTTCCTGTAAGCTCCACGAACTCCTGCATATGATGGTGTAAACCAAGTGCTAAAAGCAGTTGGACCAACAGTTAGTGCAGTAACACCATCTTGCGCAACATCAATACCATCTGGATCATATCCAGTATAATAAGGTGCATTTTTGTTACGCAAACCATTGATACGAACTGTGTTAGTCGATGCAAAGGATTGATACAAGTATCTAGTAAAAGAATATCTCTTACACAATTCCCTAAGGGAACAAGGAGGATCACCAAAATACACTAAATATGTTGCATCCTCTTGATTAGATTTACTGGCAATTGTCATCAACTCACTAGGTGAAGTAGGTTTGTCTGAAGCAGTAGTATCTCCAGTCTCCACATTGGGAGAACCACTCTGAGATTCTAAAACTTCACCTTCCTCGCCTTCTTCAATAGCTAACATTGATGATTGTGGTTCAGGAGGTGCAGGCCACAAATGAAAATTATTAAATGTGGCATTCTTTGGAGCAGCCAACTTAAAATCATCACATGCCGATACAAACACATTAATAGAAATGGGCGCGTCAACACTTGGACACACAAGATCATTAAGAACTGCCAACTCCAAAATTCCATTTCCTTGGAAAACATTAGATTGCAGTCGCGTAACGGCAGAAAAATTACTTCCAGTTGCAAATGGTTCACCACATTTCAACCAAGGCTTTGCTTGACCCCAACCCACTACAATTTCAAAGTCATCAGTTTCCGCAATATCAATTACACGCGAATAATTCGTATTATATTGCACAGATGAAGTAAAACTGTTAGGATCCCACCTAACCAAAATACGGCCCTTATGAAAGTCACTCTTGACTATTTGAAATCTAAATTTCAATGATCCTTGCCAATGCTCAAAAGCTGTTGCCAAATGAGCCAAAGGTGTCATATGAATTTCATCTTGGACATTATCCAATTGCATAGGTAAAACCCTGGTGTTCCAAAGTAAATCATCAGGGCCTGAATTTGGTGTCCACTGAAACTGTGTGAGATAAGATTCTCTCTTGGCATAATCCAAGATACCCATCTCATCAGTTCCATCAAGACCAACTGTACGTGAATCAACTGTAAGTTCTGCTTTACTATCTAAAGTAAGTTTCATTGCAGCATCAGCAGCATCAACATTGGCTAAATTAC